TTGTCGTAAGGGTATTCTTTGTTGAGGATGATAATCCAATGATTGCATCAACCACGGCTATTGTGTTACGGGCATTTCTCTTTATTGGTGCAAATACGCTTTCATTGACATTATGTGAGTAGGCATTATTTGTCAGAATGTCGGTTCTGATATTTTTCATTACATAAAGCGAAAACTCTTGAGAATCCAGAGACAAATGAGAGCCAACAATAGGGATGTTGATAATCTTAGGAGGTTCTTTTGATAGAAAGTCGTATTTATTAGATGAATAAAATAGAGACAATGAATTTTCGCTTAGCTCTCTATCTTTTAAATTAAATTCCACTTCGGAAGATAGACTATTTTCACTTGACCGTTCTATGTGAATTAATGACTGAGTACCCCATGTTTCTATCCCCCAATTACATTGCCACAACCGCCCCTGATGTTTTGCATTTAAAGAATTTGTGTGACGATTGCTGCTGAATATATTGCCATTAATCGTTATTTTGTTTTCATGAAAAATAGCTGTTGCAGGCACTGTTTCAATAACTAACTTAATATTGGGATAATTTGCGATTAATGTATTAGTATTTTCAATTTTTGCATCAAGTTGGCGTGGATTATCGGCATCATTCCATGAAAAATTATTAGGGGTTGCCCACCACGTATTTCTGTGAATCTCACTGGAGCCAATAATTTGAGAACCAAGGCTTGCAGCACTATTTTTAAGGGGGCGGCTACTGCCTAAATCAATATAATTGTCATTCGTAAATATAACCGTTTCTGTGTTTGTACTGCTTCTAACTTCCCGCTGGTAGTTATTAACGGCTGATTTTCTTTTAGTTAGATACGTGTATTGGTCTACATTAACCCAGTGATCATCAATAGTAATATCATCAAGTAGCGTGTCATCTAAATCATAGCCCGATGCAAAGACACGTAGCCTCGCTTCAAGAAAGTTACCATGCTCCGATAGGATTAAATCACTTTCCCCATAAGTTTTTAAATACAGGGCATTGACATGGCTGCCCATTGCCACATAAGACTCGTGCAAATGCCGATGAATAAAAATAGGGTTATGTATTATCTCATCCCCAATTATCTCGTCTTGCCCTAATATCCATGCTTTTTTATGTATTTCTTGTCGCACATAGAGCGTTGCTCGCTGACAAATAAATTGCAAAGAATACGCCAGATTTGAGTATGACTTTTTTGTAAGGTATATTAAATCATCTGTAGTTTCTGTACTGCAAGATACATTTTCTTTATTAAACATGGGAATCCTTTCAGTGCAATGTAGTCATGCCTAGCAAAGACTCAGAGAGCGTCATTACAGCGTCATAAGTTTCATATTGATATAAATCTACTTTGATCTCTTTTATCGCATCAAGGTAAGTGGTGTTGATATTATCGGTTAGTGCCACTACCTCAGAATTAGTATCTCCATATAAATTAATTTCAGATGAAAAATCCTGACCAAAAATAAAACCTAGTTTATCTTTATGAGTTAACCACTGAGCAATTGATCGGGGTGTTTTTATTAAAACTTCATGTTTATATAAACCCTCTATCAATGGGTTTTCTGGCAATAAGTCCACCCCATTAAGTCTTTGGAAATCACCATCAATCTCGGATAGATAGATAAAATTAAGATCATATTCTTTTAATGCTGATCGAATACTCCCATATGTATTATCTAGGGATAATGCACTCCGAATAATAGGATTTTCATGGTACTTTATTAACGTTTCAGGAAGGTATCCAGCTAAATGATTATCAGGGGTGGAATCTGATAACAATAATGTGTCATCATGAAATACATTAATTTTTGACTCTGATTTTCTATCAAAAGTGAAAGATTTTATAATACAAAATCTTTCACTTACGAGTTTCACATCACCTGATAATATAGCGTTATCAGATAAAGCAATATTATTTGAAAGCAATATCGTATCTATGTGATAAGTATTTATGTTTAGATTCGGGGGTGAAAATAGATATACAAGTGCCTGCGTTATTATTCTAGGCTTATAATTAACAATGATAGGATTAAGCGTTGCCTTATCACCGATAACACCATCATTCCCTAAAGACATTCCCACTAAAAATCCAGCAGAATGCGAATGGACATGTTTGGAGTATGATAATGATAATGCTGGTTGCATTGCGTTTGTGTGCTTCAAATAAATAACGTCTGTTATGTATTCAGGCGGAACATCTCCCAATGTCACTACCGCATTTACTGAGCAATGGACAGGTTGACTGGCACTAAGGTGCGCCATTGATATTTTGCTATTTGATAAATAGATTGTATTAGCACTGTACCTACGGTGGTCAGATGACGCCACTTTGGGAGACTCAATACAGGCATGAGAATGCAGGTGCTGCATTCCTAATTCAAAGAAGGGTATGAAAGGAACGCTTAATACAATATCACTCCCTAAGCGCAATATACCGTCATGAATAAGTGCATCCTTATTGTCTTGCGTTTTCGCAAACACAGGAAAAATAGGAGGAAAGGGTGATTCTATTAGGAAGGACGTGGTGATTAAATTGCTTTCATAACAATCAACTGGCTCACATGTAATCGTTTGATATTGATCTAATGCCATTAGTGCAATGCTGCCTCGCTCAATCTGGTTTCAGACAAATAGATAAACCCTGCGTTCTTTTCATAACGAGAAATGCTACTAATTACAGGACTGTAATCTATAATCAATTCCCCATAAATGGGCGGGAAGGGCGATAGGCGGGGGGTCGTTGATTCAATTTCACCAAACACAAAATCGTTAGACAGTGATCTATCAGGATTAATTTGAGCACTGGACACCGTAACGCTTGCATTGCTTACCCCTACTAAGGCGCGAGTGCCATAAATTAATATAGGGTGAGTTGTTATAAATGATTCGTATTCGATTCCATTTATAACAACATTATCAACAGGCACTGATCCAAGTGTTATATCTTTTACACCTGAATGCGTTTTAACGCAAAGACCCATATGCGTAAAATCGATTAAGCTCTCTGATAATGTTAACTGGCATTTACTAATTGATTGCGTTGTTACACCTAGGCATTCAGGATTTAAAAAAGCCTCTGTTGAATTAACGGTAAATAATACAAATCGGGGCTGCATCTCTGGAATTTCACCGAATATCCTAGCGCCACCCAGCGGCAATCTATCGGGATAGATGCAATGATCAATGTAGGAATGGTAGGTGTAGTTTGATAATGCGGTCGGGCATGGCAAATGATCAACATGCTGATGAATTTCACCAAAACTTAACCACAATCCATTAATAAATCGTCCAGAATAATTATCGAGCAAATCACCCCATTGGGAGTCATCTAAAACAAAACGTCGAATATCATAACCGTGATAAAGCCGCGTTAATTTGGTAACGGCTCTTGATGAGAGTTTTGTCAGCTTTTCAATTAATTTTATTTCATCAGGCGAAGGTTCATACCCAACATCATATTGCAATTCACGCCAGTGAACCCCCGGTACTTCTTCTTCAAAAACTTCTAAATCAATATTAACCCAGCTCAATGCACGTCTAATTCCAAGCTCAGTACCTCTCTCTTTTTGCCATTTCAAACCTTCTTCAATCGCTACCCGTAAATTAGGAAGATAAGGCACAATAGGAAATAGTCCATATTCCCATGCTAACCAAATTAGCAGTTCATCTGGGGGGGATATTATAATCCCCCTTAGATTATTAATAGCCTGATCATATTTGGAATGGGGTAATAAGGCTATTTCTAATGCTCTCTCGTATGCGGTAGATGAATCAGGCAAAATGCTGCGAAAATCTACCATTCATTTCCGCCATTAACGACATCGTAGCTTAGTAAAAATGGGCTTTGATTGGGTTCAATAATGGTATTTTCAGGCAGATTGCACGCCACCCGTTTAACGCCAACTACATGATGGTTTGAATCAACCCATGATTTAGCCAAATCCCAACCTAAGCCTCTTGTTGAGTTAAACAAGAGCGAGAATGATTCTTTTAATGAAATTATATTTTCTGGCATTGATTGGTCGTACATATAGAGCGTAATTATCAACTCGATCCCAACTAGTTCCACGGCCTCAACTATAAGTGTATCGTTATTTAGTTTTATGCCTTTTTGATTTACTCTCTCTCTTACTGCATCAATAATCTCTGTAGATGGATAGCCATCCCCTTCTTCTGCCATAACCGTAATTCTGATTATCCCCGTATCAGATGGCGTATCAACCATGACATCTTTAATGCCATTAATTGCACTTCTTGCCTGGAATTCGTAATAATCATCTGTGCCGGGCGACCATCCTCGGATTGATAACTGAGTGCGTTGTCTTAATGCGTCATCTGTTTCCCCTTCCAGTCGATAAACATCATAGAAACTTGCAACATGATGGTCAAGGTTTGCGCCAATTGCAAGTGCCAGTAGGTTAGCGGCAAGTGAGTCATTGATTCGTTGGCCTTGCACCATTTCCCTGTAAGTTGCTTCTTGCAGTAATTTATTAGTCGGTTCAGATTCAAGATCAAGCCATAAAAGCCCAATATCCTCCGATGCAGGGATTTTGAAGAAAAACTCACCCTGTTCATCTTTGAATAATTCTGCCTTTTTAAATACAGGTTTTCTCTTATCGTTAAATAATAAAGGTTGCAATGAATTAAGAAGGGCTTTACGCTCAAGCAAGGTAGATTCATAATCTAAATCATGAATCATTTCAGGTTTTGGTAATCTGATTAATTCGGAATACGACGTAACATCACTCATGATATAACCTGTATTTTAATAAAACTCTCGATGACTTCATTTTCTTTTATTTCTCTGAGAATCCATCTATATTTCTTTCTAATTACCCACGCAATATTTAACGTGACGTGTCCGCTGGTTACATTAGCCGTGTCAATAAAAACCTTTCTAACATTAATTCGCACTTCCCAGCGATCAATTGCAACGGTTGCAGCTTCGTAAATTCTTAATATATTAATCGGGGTCAACCCTGAATCGACTAATGCAGGAACATGACTGCCATATTCTCTACGTTCGACCCTTGTACCAATAAGGGTGTTAACAATGTCACCTATTGATTGGTTAATGTGATTAATAGCACGCAAAAAACCCGCCTGATTGCGATTTAATCCTTGCTGTTGTACAAATTCGACTTGAAAGTTAACCTTGGTTAAATCAACCTTTTGAAAGGTACTCGATTTAATGGTGTTTGTGGTTCGATCCGCGCTTGAAATAGTCGCGGGTATTTCTTGACTATTAGCACTCGAAGCGTCATAAGACCCTGTTTTAACGAGTGCTAATATTTCATCTAACTTTTGACTTTGTAATACTGATAAACCACCCCCTGCACCCGATGGGGTTGTCCTTAAAAGCTCCCCTATGTGCTGCCCTATTGCTAAAGCCTCATCTTCTGTCATAAGATAGTTTATCCGATCTTAAAGCATAACCTTAAATACGCTATCAGGCAGATACAGTACCGTTAGGTAATGCTAATCCTGAGGGCATTGCAATGCCTGCACTCGCCCATAGAGCATCAACAAAAGCCATAGAGCTAGCTTCATTCGCTTGAACAATTTCAGTTCGATTTGGTTGCGCTGCATTGCTGGATTCGAGAGCATCAACCCGCGCACGCTCGGTAACAAGCTCAGCGCGTAAAGCTGCTTCAGCGAGTTCAGCGCGTTGCTGCTCTAACTGCAAAGCCTCTGATTGAGCTGCAACAGTAGTAACCAATTGTGCAATTGCGCTTTTGTTTGCTGTGTTATCCGTCTCCAAGAAATCAAGACGAGAAACATGGAGTGCTTTAGCGGCTTCCAACGCTTCAATACGCAACTTATGGTCATCAAGTGATGTATTTTGTGCATTATCTTTTGCAAGTTGAGTGGCAACATGTGACGTATACTGGTCTGATAACGTACTGATACGCGCATCAAGTGCTTCACGCGCTGTGCGAGATGCAGATTCAACATCATCAATCCGAGAATTGACTGTTGCAATTTGTGATGTTAATGCAGACTGAAGTGCAGAAATAGCCGATGCATTATTTCCCGCGGTCGCTTCGACGGTATTCAGTTTTGTGGTTAATGCGGCAAAGGCTTGATAACCCGCGCTATCTGGATCACCGTCCAGCAATGTATTAATTGCATTAACATTCGCGGCTAATGTATCAAAATCAATATCATGAAGTGATAAACGGTTATCAACAATTGCTTTTACAACTGTAATTGTATGTAGAGCTGAGGCTTGTTCTTGTGCAACTAGACCTGCTTCTAATTCGGCTTGTGTTGTCATAAATTTTTCCTTCGCATTTTCATTAAAGCGATAAGATGGTTATTAAATTTTCTCTCTCCACTCGAAACATAATGCAAATTCATATCATCTTCTGATGAATCAGATTCAATATAAAATGTCCGTTTCTCCACTTTAGTAATGCTAGCGTCACATGCAAGTGAGTATGCAGCTAATCCTAAATTATCCGTTCCCCAGTTGTATTTTTGTCTAGTCATTCCTTATCCACTTTAAATCGTATATGTATTACTGCATTTGAATTATACTAATTAATACAGTCAGCGATTTTTTACCCGTAAATATTTCAGCATAATTGATAGTTAGGGAATAATTATATTCCCCCTCTCTTTGATTTCCAGATGCTCAACCCCTTCTATCTCAACAAAGGGGCTTATAATTGCAATGGATTTTGATGCAGAAAGATTAAATTCTTCACAATCTAGGCTGATTTTAGGGGACTGAATTTCTACAAATTCAGTAGATTGTATTTTTATTGAGCCATTCTTTATTTCGATGACTGAAGACCCATTTGACCCAGCAATCCTTAACAAGTATGTTGCATCATTGCCAGATAAATGATGAATTTCTTTATTATTTTCATTTACGCCCGTCAACAAAGAAATGATATTAATATCAGCGCAAATTCTATTATTGATCGAATCTATCGTGCAATCTGTTTCGCCTGCGAAAACATAATCTTCACTAGAAAACATGTGTTCAGGTGCGTCGATATTTGATGATATGGGGGTTGTCATTAGGGCATACCTTCTTTTTTTGAATAAAACAAACGATACAAGTCGGTTAATATTTCATGCACTTTGCTTTTAAATGTAATCTTAGGGGACTCAATAACAACCTCAGAGTCCGCCTTTAAGTGGTACACCCCGTCGATAATGGTTAATATGGTTGCGCCATTGACACTAAGTTTGTACTTTCCAGTGCTACCCTTTATATCAATGTTAGTCCATGCCTCATCACTCGCATGGTAATTTACGTCATGCCCTGACTTCCCGTTGCTTGCAATGACTTCTGTTAAAAAATATGAGTCTCCGACCAAAGGTGATGGTGGTTCTACGGGGGGTTTACGCATCAATGGCGCGGTGTCTTTTATTTCATCACGGGAATTTAGCGTAACAACCCCTTCTTTTATGACCTGATTAATTTTATTTTTAGGTGGCGCATCATGATGCTGAACATAGCTAGACCCGTCATGCAGCACCGAAATTCTCCCTTTAGCAATCCCCGTGCCTTTATTAGAAGATTCGATAAAAAACTCAGACGAACCACCGCCTTGCGATACCGCTGCTAATTTATTCTCAACAGTCGGATCTTTATCAGGTCGCCACAACGTTGTTGTTGCCACTGTTTCTCTATATGAACGCCACGTTGCCCGCAGGTGTTGGTTCCAGCGCAAGACTTGCGAGTCCATAAATCCTAGGCTGCGACGTGCATCCTTTTTTTTCTGTGGAAAAACATTAAGCGGGGTATCCGCAAACTTTTTTCTCGTTATTGTTTGTATTTCAGGATCATCCATTGTGAGTGTTTCAGCCGCACACCAGTATTTTGTATCCTCCAATAAACCAAAAAGTGAGACATACGATATTGGATTCATGTAACCGTCGTCGAAAAATTCTTTAGGGTAAAAAATAGGGCGAATATCGGATGTTATGCTTTTAATTATCCACGGATTCTCAAGATGCCCTGAAGGCACAGCAATCATAACTTTTTCATTTAATTCATGCGGATGTATAATCAGCATCGATCCACAAGATACGTGTAAAGGGTCGATCCACGGCGTAACGAAAAACTTTGAATCTCTAACCTCAGAATGCCCATTACCCCCAACTTGTACGCGTACTTTTGCATTATCTGCATCAATATCAGAGATAATTCCAGTACGAACCACACTTGTAATAGATTGCTGCTGATCATGAATATCACCCTGATTATTTAAGCCGCCACGCTCATATCTTGGCTTGCCCACTGCGCTCATGTAGGTTCATCCTCTTTAGATGGATTATCAACATTGCTCCAGCCTTTATTGCTGTAAAGCTCATAATCCTTCGCGCTTGCACCTGACTCATCACCTGTGATGGGGCTGGGTGATATGGCAATAGTAATATCATCTATCGGTTGGTTTTGAGTGCTTTTGCAACCCCCATTTGGAATTAAAGGATATTCAATCGACCACCTGTATTCATGCCATAAATAGCTATTTTCCATTGTCAAATATCCACCTCCCTCGTATTCGGGGGGATAGTCTAGTGCAGCCAGCTTCATTTGACTCTCAATTAACCCTAAATAAAGCGCTCTTTCCTCCACTGGGATAGCATCCGATAATGTTAACGTTGGCTTGTCTTTGTCTTGCAACGGTATCCAATGATCAAAAGCACTGTATATTTCCATAAATAATTTATTAATGAGTGCAGATGGGTGTATTCCCACACCGTCAAGGGGATTGATATTGGATACGCAAATAACCGTAGAGTAGTTTGCTTTTACCCACGTAAGATGTTTGTCATCTTGCTTTTTTCCTATTGGCTGCATATCAATCGGAACTACAAAAACATGGGGCGTATCAATATCTAGCTCTTTTGATGAAATTTTATCATTAAGTTCAGCCACGCCTTGTACGCGCCTCTCAAATCCAAGACATTTATCCCGAATTCGGGCAATAATAAAATCAGTGTGTTTCACAGTTAACCTTTTAAGGATTGCTTTATGTTGGCAAGGAATGTTGCGTAATGGGTGCTTGCTGATATTCTTAAAAAGGGTCTAGGTTTCATATGCTTTGTTCCTTTTTCTAGAAATAATGCATAATTCAATCCTGAGCCTATCTTAAATTCATTTACCAGTCCCACTGATGTGTCTTTTACGAAAATTGATTTTAATAATGACCCACTACGAACGGCAGGCGCTTCATTTGGGGCTGATGCTTGATGTGACTTCCCCTTATAAGAATAAATTCGCCCCGTTTTAGGCAGATTAAAACGACGATTAATCTCTTCTTTTATATTTTTTGCGTAATCGGATGATGTGGATTTTAGTCTTGACTGCAAAGCTTGAGTAAATCGATTGGCATTCTTATTCCATCTTCTTTCAAAATTACCTGTATCAATCTCAATATCTAGTTTAATCATAAATCAACTCCATATGGGTAGTTCATCAGTCTCTTCGATAACCTTATTGCTCATTACTTCATCTGCATCAGGTATTGTAATAAGAATTGTGAATCTGTCCCTTATTACAGGCATGGTTTCTATCAATCGATATGAGCTGTCACCAATATAAATTAGCGCAGGAAGTATTAGCCCTACAATTTCTATATTCCGAACGCAGAATAAAACCTCTACATTAGAATCATTTGCATTTTTATTCTGTATAACGCTATCAATATGCATTGCTGCATACGCTTTGATCCCCTTTGATTTAAAGGCATTTGAGGTATTGTCACTACCAGAGGGCGTTTTATAACTTGTATGTATCGTTATTAATGTATCAAGGTCACGGATGCTAATAGCCTTGATCCATGACTCCGACTTTCTTCTGAAAGCAAAAGCACCACTCCGACCCCTGGATCGTTTTATTTTATTTTTAGCCATGAATTTTAGGCAGTAAAGGTTGAGCGAAAGGGAGCAAGTATGCCTGTAATATTTCTATGCAAGCCATGATTGTAATCCCCTCTATTTTCGTAAAGTGATGTAAGTAACTGTAAAATAGCACTGGTAATTGCTTGAGGCATGGTAGCTGTATCAGTGTAGCCCGCTGCATATGTCACAGAAAAGCCATTTTTTGAAAATAATGTAAATTCTGGAACATTAATAATAATGCAACCATAATGAGTGTTTTTTACATAACTTAGAAGGCTATCTTCATCTTCGTTTACAATCTCTATTAAATCAATCATAGGCACGGTAAGCTTAATACGTTTTGTTTTGGTTATTATTATTGAGCGATGCGGGGTTATCTCTTTCGTGAAAACAACGGGGGTGATTGCTCGCCTAACCATTGACTCAACTATAGATACTGACTGGGATAGATAAGCGACAAGTAGCTCATCATCTGAATTAGATGCAATCCTTAAATGTGGCTTAATAAGTGATTCTAAGGGATATAAAATAGACTGCCACTGAGCTATTGTCTTATCTTGGTAGTTTGATTTTATCATTATTGCCTTCATCTTGGGTGCGGCAAAGGCGACAATATAAATATTGTCGCCTATATATCAAATTCAGCCTATTGATGATTTAAGTTGTATCGCCTTTTTGTTTAGCTGCTGCGGCTTTTTTTGCAGGGCTAACAATAGGTATTTCGCTTTTAACTTCTTTGATTGTTACCAACGGAATAAAAATTGGTGTGCCTTCATCGATGCGCTGGCGCACTGCATTAACTTTTAACTGGTCAGCCTCAAGCTTTGTAACCTCTTGCGGTTTATTTACAATCTTTTTTCCTTTAATTGTAAATGTCGTGTCTTTTGCAATGGTCTGTGCTGTGTACATAATACGTGTTGCCATGATCTTATTTACCGATATTGATTATTTTAACAATCGCGTCTGCTTCTTCAACAGCACATGCGATGCGGGCCGTAACAACAAAAATAACTTCTCGTGCAGAAATATCTTTATCTGTTTCAATGGTGATTCGGCGCTGCACACCTACGATAATATTTCGAGGCGGGGTGTAAATAGCCTGATCATCTGGAAGCATCGCTACAGGGATAGCAGGGGATGAAAATAAACGTAAAGGCGCATCACCTGTTAATGTCGCATCACCCAAGTTTGTTCCACGCTTAGATTGGGCGTTGCGATAGTCTTGCTCAACATCGTCGGGCAAAAAGAAGTTAATAGTGCGTTTGTTGGTTCGATACTTTTTTGGCATCGACTTAACTGTACTGCTAAATAAATCAGAATCAATGTCAAATCCCGTCGCATCAACTGTATGACGATTTGCACGTTTTAACACGCCATCAAATAATGCCAAAAAAGGATCCGTGTCGTCTGTATCGCCATTAATGAGTATTTCTTCTATGTCAACAGATGCGTGCTGTGCGATTAGGGCGATAATAGTTGAGGTTAATTGCCCTTTTTCAATATTATCTTCAATGGTTTCATACGGAATACGCACCTCCGCAATCACTTCTTTAGATTCAAGCGATACTCTTCCTGTGGTTGGCTTTGAGCGGTCATTTTCGGACAATGCCCGTTTCCCTTCACCTTGATTTGCAGCACGTAAAATACGGCTACCAAACCCTATTTTAGATAAATTATGTGTGGAGCTTGCCATTGGCACAACCCGACTTGTCCGCATAATGGTATCTTGCTCCGTCATTGTACGGATAAAGGTCTTAGCTTCTGTCGCAGGTAATTGCCCACCATCGGCCATTAGATCATCAATACCTAGAAGGGCTTTTTCAATCATAGAACTCATATGCTACACACCTAAAGTGTTGTTAACCATTTTTTCATCAAACGCATCGTTTTTAATTTCATTCTCGCTTTTTTCTGCGTGATTATGATTGGATAATTGGTTAGTGTTTGTTGTGGGCTTAATTGCCATTTTCTTGATAAGAATATCAGATTCATTCAAACCCTTTTTTAATACAGTTAGCTCTTTATTGATATTTGAAATTTCTTTAACTGCTTCTGAATTTTTGTTCAGTTCAGCCTTATTTTCTTTTAATGAAAGGGTTAGTTTTTTAACCTTGAGATTTATCGATTCAATCGTTGTATTGAAATCATTTTCTTTTAGGTTTTTAGTGACGCTAGCTGCAATCTTTTCATTTAAATTCTCACCCGCTGTATCATTAACATCCCCAAAATTAATAATAAATGTATTGGTTTCTGACTTGTTATTATCGCCATCTTTAATAACGGGTGTTTTTGCACTTAATTGATTGTCATCTTCTACTTCACCTGTGTAAATAGGCTCAATTACGGCAATCATTTGTTTCACAATATTCGCGTAATCATCCACTGCTTTGTCCATAGCAGCTAAGGCTTCTTCTTTCGTTATCTCATTTGCAACACGTTTAACCATTGAAGCATTGATTGTCGCAATCAATGCTTGAGTAAATGAATCTATAGGGATAATGGACTCATAAGGCGCGTAAACTCCTTCCCGAAAAGCATTGAATATATTCGGAATTTCTTCTGACCAACGAACCCCATAGTACGCATCCCATGCATCCATCTTTTTAGATGCATCAGCTTTCACTGTCGATAGTAATATCCCTGCATCATCTTCAATGACTTCATCCTCTGACGGGTTAATTAAGGCTTTATTTACCACAATCCACTCCGATTCAATGTCATTATTAGGTGCTTTGATTTCAAGCAGTATTAAATCGTCAATCAAAGACTCTTCACCTTCAAATGATTTCTCAGTCAATGTAATTAAATCATCTACAGTCTCACTTATTTTAAAATCATCAATACCCACTTTGTTTGCAATGGCTTTAGCTTTATCTTTATTTTTGCTTTTGATTGTTATTATTACAGGGGTCATAGCCTTATCTCTTTTGATTTTCATAAAGGGGAATTGTGATGCAGATTTATCCACTAGGGACACAAAAAACGTATTAGGATTTGTTAGTCGCGTAGATTTATGATTATTAGTCGTCATAATATTATCTTACGATTATTCTATGTTTATGTTTTTTTTCTTCATTCGTTACCGTGCCGCTCGTTATCTTGTGAGAATGATGGTTAGTCATACTAGTGCAACCTGATACGATTCGCCCCATTTTATTTATATTCAGATGAAATAAGTGTACATGGCTATCTTCATGGTCGGGTTGAGTAATACCAATAAAATATTGAGGGTTATCCAATACAGTGTCAACCTCCACACTATCCGTTAATGCGGCTAACGAATAACCGCCAATATCACCGACTTTAACTTTATCCCATAGATCATCATCATTAATTTTAACGCCCAGTATCCAGTCACCTTTTATAAATTTCATTTCTGGAATATCAACAGGGCAAATATAACTTTCAACGGGATGTGCATCTGCTAATTCCCAGTTATGCATATAATCAATCCCCCCTCCCTGTTGCTTGTATATGTTTTCCATAAATGAATGCGCTGCCATTTCTACATCTTCTGCTAGCATGAATTCATTATCGGTATCGGGGCGATTTACGGGGTAAACTACCCCGTAAACAATTCTACGTTCTGTCATATTTAACCTACAATGTGGACGGTTGTACGGCATCTTGCATGGAAAGGAGGTAAGCGTTGATCTGTATTTAAATCGGTTACATTTTTTGCCCACGGATAACTTGTTTTTAAATCACTTAACGTCAATTTAGCTTGATCTTCCATTGTTGCAATGGCATTAGCCACATAAAAAGTAGTGCCGTGTAGGCTACGGCATATTTTTGATGTTCTATGGTCTAACTGTGCAACTAATTGGCACTGCGTTAAACCTTGGCTCTGTGTTGCTCGATAGAATCCATAATGGTATGAGCGTGACATTGCTGCTGCTGCAACTAATTTCCAATGATTACTATCTGTAACTTTTCTCTCATAGTATTCAGGCAAGGGCTCACCTTCTCTTTCGCCATTCTCTATTTTTTCTTTTGTATAATCGCTTAGTAATTTGTTAGCGATTGATACATAGCGTTCTGAATATCCTTCTTTTATCTGTCGAGCAATATCCGTGGAATACTCAAGCATTGATGGGTAATTTTGAGGCTCTTCAATACTATAATTTGCTGATTCGTTCCAACCTGCGGTTACTGACTGCAATGAAGCTGGCTGCATTTTCTTAATAGTTGGTTTAGTAGTCGGCACGTTACCACCCTCTGATAATATATTGATATTCTCAGAAAAGTTTGACCATAATGGAGATAACACGGTTTTGGTGCTTTCAATTGAGTTATAGGAGAAAAACAATAATATGGCGGCAATATAGTTTTCCTCTTTAGACCAAGGTGAATTTTCTACTGCGCTAAATAATGCGTCTACACCATCATAAATACCCGTATACTCACTAACATCCAAAGCCATTATGTTTGCACCTTACATCTAGTGAAAATATTTGTACTAAGTGCATCATTTAGTATTGTTCTATATTCTTTCTCGCTAAGCCCCATTTTATGACCGATCTTTTCTAGTATTTTAGATATTTCGATAATATTGGTATTGGCTGGCGTGTTACCAATATATTTGGCGTAACGCAGCGGTTTATATTCAATCTGAATTAATCCATTAAAAAAGTCGATTTCCTCTTTTCTTGCCGAATGAAATACTTGTGATTCGGCAAGTTTTATTGATGCTTCAGCTGTCGCTCTATTGTAATCAGCACCTGCTGCACCCAATAAGATTGGAGGCAATCTAAAGGAACGTCTAATTGATTTAGTGCATTTATCAATGTATTTTCCGAACAATTGATCCGATTGACGACTATCCGATAAGGGTTTTATTTCTATTTTTGGCGGAGGTATCTTACCATTATCGTCGCTAGCTTCTTCATCGCCATATGCTTCCAATACAATAATATTATTTAAAGAATCCGCCCCTTTATTGCTCGTCAACTTTTCTTCAATTTCGTTAAATGAGTCATCCGATAATGAGCCACCTGAAACCAGTACAACCATATCGGGAATTGCATTTGAATCAAAAAATACAACATTCACATTCTCGGCTTTCCTTGAACCAATTACCGATGGGAGTTGATTTATCCAACGAGGAAATCCATAAGGTGAACCGTTCTCGCACAATGATGACATTGCTATTTCTGTTGCATCGCCCTTAACCCCACCACTAAGGAACTTCCCTGTTGTCGATTCCATTCCTCTCGGATCGCCAAATTCCTTAAAGTAACGAATGTCGCCTTTATTGTTCCGCTGAATGAATTTATAGAATGTTCTCGTTCTTTCTATGCCTACTCGTTCACCTTTTCGGTGAACATACTCAGTCACAAGCGTTTCCTCTTTTGCATCGATGATACGCGTAATAAGAGGACTTACATTATGTATTATTGCTGTTGTACCAACTCCATCTCTTACTATCTCAACAAAAGCAAATCCAAATGTTTCTAAATGATTTCTATAAATCTCTCGCACTTTAGTTAATGTTTTCTTGCCCGAACAATTTTTCTTTATATCTGACAATAACTCATTTTCTAAATTAGCACCTTCCTCCTTTCCCATAATAAGATCAGCGTCTATAAATATAGTTTCTGAGGTGGATGATATGTTTGCAACCATTGCCGAAATACACTGTAGTAATGTGTCATTTTTGTAAGGATAAAGATTGAGTCTTGAAATAGAAAACAAGGGTATTAGTAAGGTATCATCACCTCCATGTGCTTCGGCTAAGCCAACGCCCTCACTGTCATCATCTATTTGCATTATTGACTTTGAATTAAATTCAATGCTTGATAATGCGAAAGAGGATTTAGAGGGTCTTCTATGGTTTTTTCGTTTAGATTTATTCATCATAGGCTCTAATATTAAAGAAATTAGAACCCTCCAATATTAGTTTTTCAAACGCTTGATTTTCTGTCGTTGCATGGCCTTCTGTCAGCATATTTGAAATGATGTTACCAAGGCGCTTGCCTGTTTCTTCTGACACGGAAAATCCAAACTTCATAAAAAGGGGTGCGTCGTCCTTTTCATCGCCTTTTAGACTAGCGAGAACTTTACGCATTTCTTCTCGCGACACCTTAGCTGCTCTTACTAATGTAGGGATTTGCTCAAAGGTTATATTTTCCGACAAATACGCCTTAGATATTTCAACAGCTAATGACCAGCCAACCCCATCCATTAATTGCATTACTTTAGGTTCTTCAATGGTCATTCGTCCAAGACCGACCATATACATTGCTTTTCGATACTTAATAGACGTATTTTGTTCGATGAATGCCCTGAATCCTACATCATTTTCGCCAAAATACTCGAACTTTTCATAATCCCGACTTTCGTATAAAAAATACAGCGTTATTGATAATGTTACCCATGTATTTAAACTCTGCATATCCAGAAACATTACAGCTGATGCACTATCAGTATTACCCTCAACCCCTGATACGGTGGCACACTCTTTAATCAATTGTTCTGATTCTAGAATTAGTTCATTTATATTATTAAGGCTTTCATTTTTTTCCCCTAGTACTTTATCCATTTTTATATTCTGCCCATTATCCGAAAATCTGCCTATGTTAATAGGTTCTTTCTTTTTTGTACTGTGATCCATTTTAAGATTCCTGCTTAATTTAACAAATTAGCGTCAATTGGCGTAGATAACGCTGATGTAAACCACGGCGATGAGGTTCGCCACTCATCCATTGTCTTTAAAAAAACACCCAAAATATACCCTGTTTCGGTCATAATATTGTAACTTGATAGCCGTTCTTCTTCTAAATTATAATAAAACAAAAACTGTGCATTCATTACCATTGCAGGGACAACAAAAGTTAAGATGGGCTTTGCATCGTCCTCTTCTTTTTTTAAATCCCCTTGATCTCTATCTAAATAGAGGGTGAATATTGCACTTAATTTAGATAGCGTTAAATAGACTACTGATCGGGCTATTTCTCTAATTTCCTCAACCTCATTTTCTTTAAAATGCAGTAAAGAACCACTTTCCATTATATTTATGGAAAATATGTCAAATATCTCATTAAAAGCAGGGACAGTTATTCCTGCACCAACACCCGTATTTTTTTTGTATTTATCATGTAAAGTATTACTCATAAATCACCACGATAGAGTGCTCTTGACAAGACATCAGCTTTCTTTCTAGAAACTCTGGGAACAAAGAACAAGCTAATGTGGCTTTAATTTTGATTAACATAATACATTCTCATTATGAGTTTTATTCAGGCGTTAATACGTCAACAATCGCGGTGAAATTCATTTTCTTTATATTCACTTCGCCCGGGTAGGTGCGGATAAATTTAGCTACTGAGTATCGTGTAATAACTGCATTGCACGGTGACGGCTCTGCTACATATTTGTAGGCTATTTTTTCCGAGTAAATCCAATCCCATACATTTTTTTGCTTAACACCGAGTAATACAGCAATATCATGTATCCTAAACATAATAGGAGAGGGTTGGGTGTAGGTAATGCTGTATTTATCACGGATGTGCATTATCTCTGATTTACTTAATTTTTTTTGGCACAACTGTGTTGTCATTGCAGATAATTGAGCGGGACAAAAATGACAATAATCGGATACTAGCTCAATAACATCATCATGCGTGTTAAGTCCTCGTTTTCGTGGCATTGCAAATCCCCTGTATAAGTTGCATTGATGTTAATGAAATTAGCTGCACTCAATCCTTTTCTTTCCAAATTTCACAGTCTGCTGACATCGTGTATGTGGAGGAGGATCCCACCATTCTGTGCGTAATTGAGGAAACAAGCCATGCTTTAGGCTTTCCTGAAAACTGATCCATGTAAATCTCTGGGCGTATATTTCCGTCATAGACATAGATTTTCCTTTCCGCTCTCAATAATGGATGTCCAACCATTTCATTTAATGTCAACCTTTCTTTGCCAAAAATTAGCTCTTCAATTGCACTATCAATCGCATCCATTGCTTCTTCTGCTGATGGATATACAGTGTCTAACGTTAAGTTTTTTTCATCAGGATTTAGTACATACTTTGGCGGAACGTTTTTCTTTATTTCCAGTTGTTTCCCTTTTTCTTTTGACATATATCTAGCAGATACATAGGTATACTCATTAACAAGATGTATTCGCCACGACACCTTGTTTAAATATTTATCGGTTAAAACAAAAGGCACAACTGTACCGCCACTTTTACTCTTTGTTTCCCCGCGTCTTGCAATAATTAATGTATCGTTAACGACCTTGAATATTGCCTGTTTTTCGTGTGCAATTTTAGCAAGAAATTTTTGATCGCTAGAGTTATGCTGAACTTTTACATCATAATATTCATCCGCTACTGACTCACCTGCAAAAAAATCTTTGCCGTGTTCTGCTGCAATGGTTGACAATATTTCCTTTATCGTTGTGTCTTCCCATGTTCTTGATTTCGTAAATTTTAACGTGCCGCCTGTATCTGCTGAACGCCCTGTAATCGTTAATACATTTGGCTTATTATCAGAAGCGGCTTCATCGACATAATAGATACCCATATCACCTATAACACTCGGCATTTCTGAGTTATTTTTATATTGATATCCCATAAATATCTGTACTTTTGTACCATATTTTGGAATTTTCACCCAGGGTTTTTGATCATCGAGTCGCAAGGTGAATTTGTCATTTTTAAATCCCGCATTGTCAACAACGATAAGTTCGTAAAGGCGTTCTGCTATTGCCTTTGTAATATCGGCGTTATTAGATAAAATTTTATAGACCGGATACATTATCTGCAACAATATGCATCAGCGTTGTATTTTGGTGTGACCCTGTACATTCTGTATCTAAAAATAATTTCATTTTCTACTCTAGAATCCTATAAACCATTTAACCAATCTAAACCCGCCAATCGCTAGTGATACGATAAAGAACAGTATCAATAGACTTCTTGCAATGCCGTATGCCGCAGGTAAAGATGTTTCGTGGTCTTCTTGTTTCATTTTTCTATTTTGTTTGTGTAATGTCTCAAAATTAAATCACCAAAAGCATTTAATCCGCGAATCCCTAAAAATGCACCACAGCCTGCTGCAATACCCAGTTCTACGGGTGTCGCGTTGTATTGCACCGCAAACAATACAGAGACGATCCCTGCAAAAATAGCGGCAATTAATTCGATTAGGAAATCAATGAAACCAAATACCTTGCTTTCACCCCTCGCTTTTTTTAGCTGTATCATCGCATTGGTTAGTGCCGCAAAAAGTATAAGTGAGGCAATCAATACATGATTATCGAGAAAATCAAGCAACGTATTGTATGCGTTGACAAAACTTTCTATCATACGGCTCAAGGTATTATCTCCAGTAAGCCGTATGCCCTGCCATTTTTGAAGCAGAACAATATAAATCTGGGATTGATTTTATGGTGAAATCAATGAGGAATTTATAGGCACTTGATGCTAATTTTAGTTTAGGTGTGACACGGTTATATACCGATGGAGATACTTTTACTGCACGCAGCACAAGAGGGCATTTATTAGGGATTCTATCGGGTAATTCGTAGAAGAATTTACTAATTCTTCCTAGATTTTCAGGATAAGCTTTTAAGGCCATTTGAAGATTCTTTTTGAAATCCAAATCCGCTTGCTCTTTGTGTTCGTCGCTACGGAAATCTTCACCCACACCGTACTCGTCATCATGCCAATAGCAGGGGACTCGCAAATCTAAGGATAATGGGAAGGTCAGAAACCGAACAATAAAAACCTTTGTCATTATTGTTCCGCAGCCATTCGATGATACAAAACCCTTGTCATGTCGCGCTTGTGCAGGCACTGAACGTTGCCATTTTGGATCATTGACCCCGACGGGGAGCGTGTTAGCTTTGTTTGTTGGAACGCTCATCTTCGACTACCTCGTAATTGTTGTTTTGCGCTAACATTGCTGCAAGTGCTTTATCAGAATCAATCTCATGTGCATCTAATTTTAGGATCGACTCAACTGTTTTTTTTACCTGACGAGATTTATTTAATTTGACGGCTTCTTTTGATTCGAGTCGTGATTTTTCAGGAGGGGATACGCCCACAGCGGAGGCAGGCGTAATTCCAAATGTTTCGCTAATCGCCATTCTCAGTACAGTATCGTCACGCCGCATTTCTTGCATCGCCTGCTTATGACGCTTAACTTCCTTTTTCTGTCGCCCTAGGTGCTGTTCTTCTTGTAGGTTCAATAAATTTTGGCAGGCTTGTGATTGTACCTCTGCTAAATTTATCGCTGTCTTTTTAGGGAAATCTGTCTTTTTTGACATTAAAAAATAACCTCTTTTCTGGACTTTCGCTTTTTGATCGGCTTATTTTTGCTCCACTTTCGCAAAGCGATAATAATTGGCAAACCAATTGTCACCACTAGTGTGATGATATTTAGCGCGGTTTCTGGAGAAATATTCAAGCCGAAACGGGTCAGCATGAGTGATAACAACATCGCTACTGCTGCGATAATTGTTTTAGATTGGTATTCGGGCTTTTCAATCGTGGCCATTAGCGCGGCGTGCTGTTTTGTGGCTTGGTTGAGTTGATAAGCAAGGTATTCATCGTTATCGATGTCCTCGCCTCTTATTGAGATTGTCTCTATTGTCGTGCTATTTGGCACAGTACTCGTCATTGGATCGATTACATGGGCCTTCTTCGATTTTGGTAATGCTTCTTGTTTGGATATAATGGCTACAGGTTCTATTTGTAGTAATGCCGATTTAATAGCAGACAGGAATTTTTCAGCATAAGCCGCAATATCCTCTGCTCTGTCTGTGCCATTTACAACACGACGTGAATTGTTGAAGTCACATTTATCTTTGTTGATATAGCGCGATAATGGCCTGCTCGTGTAATCACCATCTAACATCCCTTGGACGGAAACAGGGATTGATATTTCATTTTTAAGCATTAAGTGTGGGTTGCCGATTAGATCAATCCCGTGCTTTTTGGACTGAAATACATAATTTCTGCGGCCCGTTAGCTGCACATGCCCCATGCCAGGGAATAAAACGCCATCACCCGCACAAGTATTGCCCAGACTTTTAGCAATATGGGGTTTCTTGCCTTTAGGATCGTAACGATTGAAGAAATAGGCATCGCTACCTATCTCTTTGATTGCTTGAAAGGTTTTCCCTGTTTCTAAATAAAACGTTGCCAAAATATAGGCAAGTAGGCGCACATCACTGGTGTGTTTGCTGCATTCAAGGATAGTCATATTGACACCTTGGACTTGCTTGTTATTTAGTTTTCCGCTGAATAAAGAGGATCGAATTTCTTTAAAAAACTTAAAACTGACTTTTTTGGAAGAAACAAGATGCACCATTGTGAAAAATCTAAACCTTTGATAAGCGAATAACTCTTATTATTCCATGAGCTTCACTGCAAAATATACGAAAAAATTGCAGTAATTCCTACTTTATTTCCAAATAATCAAAAATACTTTAAACGGACGATTACGCCCTTTATTCCCGCCGTCTTATAATCTAAATCAATGGCCTATAAAAAATGCTGTCATTTATTTGGGGCAAATTGCTTGATTTAGGCAGGATAATTCGATAGATTGGACGGGTGACATGGTATAAAAATTTGACTTATTTTATGATCGGGATTAGTATTTTCTTATCGCTGCAAAATACAGCGGTCAGGATTGACCTCCTGTTATAAATAAGAAGCACACACCGCTTCTATGCGGTTTTTTTGTGCCTGTCTGCTTATGGTGGACTGTATAGGAGAGTCTTCGGATTCGCTGCTTTTCTTATTTAGCGGCAAGGTCAATCCCGTACAGTCTATCCACCCTTGAATGACCTTGAGGGTAATAGTAATTAAATAATTAAATGAGAATGGAATTATGAAAAAGCATACAACTTTAGCAATTTCTGCTGCACTTAAAGAAAATTCAAATAAAAATCCATTAGACTCATGGATGCCCAACATATCCATAAACGATGATGAAACTATTACGTGTACAAGTATTGATGTTGCTAGTCATTTTAATAAAAAGCATTACAATGTATTGAGAGATATTAACGTAATTATCGCACAAGTCATTGAAACTCTCGAAGAACTCAAATTTGAGGGCTTCGGAAAGAATGCTAATTTTAATGGATTTGAGATAAAGGACATTAGTGAGCTATTTATTGAAGAGCCTTATTTTTATATAAATAATTTTAAAGCTAAAGTTAAATCCATAGCTTATCGATTAACTCACAATGGTTTCATGTTACTAACAATGGGTTACGACAATAGACCACAGTTGAAATGTTTTGAGGTTTTTTGTGGCAGGGTAGCTCAAATAAGGACTAACACAGTGATGTGATGACAGCATAGTATCGTAATGTTTTGATAAGCAAGGATAGTTTTAGGGTTCGATTCCCGCCGTCTCCACCACTAATATTCAATTAAAACAACAACTTATAAATTAGAGAGTGACATTACATACTCTCGGATGTTCTCGGATGTTCTCCAGAATGGTAACATTATGACAACATTTTACTTACAAGAACTCCAACGCATAAAAAAGCCCCGTACTAAATTTCTAAGCGGGGCTTTTTTATGCCTGAAATTCAGGGCATCAAGCAATATGCCTTATTGCTGTGTAATCTCACGCTAGGCCTAAATCCCCACACTTGTATTTTTGCATCGTTATCGATCTCTGTACCTTGCAGTATCGATAGTGGGACAGGACGCTGCATTGATAGACTTTCAGCATGTTCATCCTCGATTACTGCCCATTTTATTACACGACCATAACCTGCTCCCCGATTTGCACCGATGTGCGTGCAGTTGCTTAACATTTTTTCAATAAACGGCTTGTCTGCAACAATATACCACTCTACTTTTTCTGTGAGCTTTAAAAATACCTTGAATATCCAGTTTTTGTGCTTACCTTTTGTTAAAGCCACTGTTTTTGTTTTAACCTTTAAATATTCTAAATTATTTAGATTAAATCGTTTGTAATGCTCAATAATTTCCTGTCTACCTACTTTGACAAAAGGGGACGAACATTGGTAAACCCATATATCTTTATCTTGTTTATCAAAAAATTTCTGAATCGGCATATCATCAACGAGACTTTCAGTATTTTGGCTTCTTTCAGCACTAAATTGATCGATACCCATTTTATTTTCAAGATAAAAATAGGCTAATATGCCATCGAGGGCTGGTGTCCAGCTATTCCCTGTATCCAACCCCCCACTTAAATATGCGGTTACTTTTAGGGGTTTATATTTCACGCGGTAAACTCGCTAATAATTTCACCTTTATGCGCTAACAGATGCTTATCATAGTCACTTAAAACGCTTTTAAAGTATTCGTCTGTTTGATTTGATGGATTTGTACTAAAGATAAGTTTATTACCTATGTGTGCTTCAAGTTGCACCTTTCCAAAACCTTTTGATTTCATCCCACCTATAAATGGCAATGTTTTAAGGTGATGAAATGCACTAAACAAAGCGCCCAATTCAAACGGCGTTTCCTTATTTAAGAGTATTTCGCCTTTTAATAGCACCCCTTCATTTAGTATTTCGTCTTTATAGCGCATTTGTACGGCTGACTTCCTCTCCTTTTCGAGCGGTTTTAAGTAAGGAGATGTATTAATATTGTTGGATTTTGAATCATCAGAGCGGGTATATTCCAACTCTGAAATTAGGTCATAATAACTGTGAGCATAATCTTCATTGTTGACATGTGCATAATTTAATAAATTCAAATTATGCTCAGTTTCCTTGCACACAGGCACAATGTCAGAAAATGAGGTTTTACCTTGCATCATCATGTTGTTTAGGTTGCCGCCGAGCAGACCAAATGGAGGATATATATTTTTCATCAGCTTAATGCGGTTTGGATCAAATTTAGATTGACCGCCAATCACCCCGCTTGAAAATATAAAATCAAAGGATTCAAGCGGGATTGACTCATATTCTATGTTAAGACTTGATAATATGTACTCTGCCATAAAATCTCTGAACATGCCTCTAAGTGCATTGCCCGAATAGCTGAATATGCTTCTATACGTCCCATCTGATTGACGCATAGGTACAGTTCTCAGGAAATTATCCGCACTAATACTTTTTCCTATATGCGATAGTGGGGACAATGTTATGACACTTAGCTCGATTCTTGTGATGCTATTATTTGGCATGGTTTTTCTCCGTATTCTTTTCTGTTTGTAATCGTTCTCTTACGTGTAAAACAACGAATAAGTGTTCGGTATTAAGTTTTCGTAGTACTTCTTTGTCCGTCATTGCATTAATGGCATCCACTAATGTATGGTTTTTGTTTTTTGACAGTTTAAGTGCATCACATTGCATTTTATTGGAAAATCGATCAATAAAATTAGGTATAGATTGGGCGGCATTCGCTGCGGCTTCGGTGAATCGGGCAATACGATCCCACATGCGTGTATCATTTTTAAAGCGCGATGTGCGACTACGATAAACTGTATAAACTAATAAGCACGCATCTGCTAATGCTTGATCGTTGGTGTTGAAATTGTGAATCATAAGTATTTTTCCTGATTTGCTATTTTTAAATTAAGTAAAGCAAGGTCTTTAAAAGGTAAATCTGAATGTTCTACTTTGTAACTACCTTTCACCCATTTTTGATGCTGCTGTGCATCGGTGTAATAACTAATGCTATCAAGGCTATCAACCCCTATTTTAAGCCAGTCTAGAACATCTAAATGATTGTAGCCTGCACCAAGTACGTGTATTAAAATATTTTCATTAAATGTCTCTCTAATGATATTAACAATAAATTGTAATTCTTTATATTGTTTTACGGGGTTAAATTTATGATTAGAGAGACACATCATTTTAATATCTTCATTTAATCGATGGTAAAAATCAATCTGTTTCTTTACCTTAAAAAGATCAGGTTGCGGCGATGAAAACTGCAATACAGGCACAGCGTTGATCGTATATTTTTCAACAAAATCTTTATATTGTTTCATACTAATATAAGGGTTTTTAAACACATCAGGTGCAACGCAATAGATATTATCAAGATGGTCGTAACCCTGGTAGTGTGCCGCTAATTTTTCGATATACTCGGCATCCATGTACCCCTTTCGCATAGATAAGGCAAATGCACCAGAATCTAAAATAATAATAGGCGTGTCGGATATTTCAGGGATATTGGGATAGGCATAGAGTCGGTTATAGTGCAGCAAATCGGATGATAAACTCATTTGTGTGGAAGCAATAAACATAGTTCTTGTTCTACCTGTTTTTTTTCTTGGATTGCTGGCAATAGAAATAACTCACTCTGTTCTTTTAATGCTTTTTTGAAATCCAAGTCTTTTATTTTATCGATTAATTCTTCTTTATCCGATACCCAATAAAAATCAGGTACTTCATAGCCTGATTGACTTAAGGTATTAATACAACTCTTATCAAAAAACTGGACACAATTGCACATGATTGCTTCATAAAAACGATTGGCTAAATGGTTGTAATGAGTATGAGTGTATTCATCTTCAATATACAGCGAGTAACGAAATAGGTTTAATGATTCTCTATTTTTAGTCCAGTCCAATTTGTCGCAATAATTACAGGTACAGCCCATTAATTGATAGAACTTTCTGATATTTCGCTTCGTGGATGACAACATAAAGGGACTATCATTAAAGTATTTCTGTAAATATGCCCGTCGCCCTAGTCGATATGTACCATAATAGATTAAATCATATTGCTTTTTAATGCATTTTTGCCGTGACTGCATAAGTAATACATTTAAATTTAATAAATTAAATGTAGTGTAGCCTTTAACCTTATTTGCCTTTTCTACACAATTAGAAATAACAGTAGAATTAAATTCCTTAATCATGCGTGCATATTCTGAATTGGGTGATACGTTATATTCATTGTTTATCCATGTTATATCATCAACTTCACCTGATCTTATCCATGCCTCAATTTCGGCTGTTTTATTATAAAAGGCACTGCCTATTATAATAAATCGGTTATATTTATTGCGGTCTAGTATGTGACATTCTTCAATTGTACCTACTAATTCATGACCTGAAATACTTGATATTTCTATGGATAAACGGGTATAAGCAGTACTAGGATTCTTCGCTATTTTGCTTGAGTTGATCAATAACGTCTTCAAATAACACTCCTTTCTTTTTGACATTGAGTATTTCCATAAGGCTATTTAATTCCTGCTGGTCAGCACATTTTATTATGAAATTAACGCGGGTATCAACGTCTACAATAGGTTTTATACCAATGAAATTACACATTACTATCTTTGCTTGCAGCATAAGCGCATAAGCGTATTACGCCATTGTATTGCTCTCTGTAAAAACGTATTTTTTTCTCATATTTTTTAAAGTCCTCTAATTCCTCAGAGTTTAACTTGATTAAATGATTACTACTGTAGTCGCCTGTTAAAATAGAATCTTTGCTTAAGCCCATGCAGTAAATCGATTCAAACAATGCAATACACGCTACAAAGTGTGCTCGATTGACAAAAATATGATCTTCTTCAAACAACACTGGGAATTGATTGCGGCTTAATCCCACTTGCGCCCTGAAAATTAAATGCTTTACCTTCATTGTTGTAATAATAAAATAAAAAGGCGGCTCAGGTGGACTGCTAATAAGTTGCTTCCAGTCACTTCTTTTTATGACTTTTTTGTAAAAATCATTTGAAAAAGCATGAGAAAAAAACATCCAGTTTGCAATAAAAGGTTTTTTTTCTTCCTTTAAAGGAAAATTACTATCAATATTCTGATTGTTGCAAAATTCAACCCAACCTTCTTTTTTAAAGAATGTTGCACAATAAGAACAAACTGTATTTGATTGTTGATTACTAAGTAGGTGAGGCATTGTAAAGGCAGAAAGATTAAATAACTTGCCTAATTTCCAATGGTCGCTATCTTTATTTAAATCAACTCCACAAACAGCGCAAGTGCAATCTTTATTTGCCGTCTTTGATATTTGCAAACCAACAGGGCGCAAAGACGGCGCATGACATAAATTTAAAATGTGTTCTGTATTGCTAATGTTTCTATCTGTTTTCATGATTAGCCTAATTAAGGATTTATCCTTTAATTTTATCACAAACACTAATT